AAACATATCTACTAAACTTTTTATCTTGGCCATGTGTCCTTGTGTGTTTCTAATGTAGTGATTAAAGAAAGTTTTTAATCTATATCCAACACCAAGACCTTCTGAAGAAGTTATACTCATTTCATCTATTACTTTTGAAGCTTTTAATAAAGATCCTTCTGCCATTCTTAACTTCGCATTAAATTGTGTAAGTTCACTTCTTGTTAGTTTTACAGAACCTGATACATCTTTGTAACCAGCACTTGCTAAAAATACATTTGTTGCTGATCCTCTAATAGTTCCAAAACCAGCTGTCATACTATCTAAAGTTTTACCTGTATATTTTGTATGAAAAACTATACCCATTCTTGCTCTTAATATTTTTTTAGCAAGCATTGAACTAGTTGGTACTGCGTAAGTAATAGTATTTGGTGTAAATGAAACCATACTCTCACCATCTATATTAATTTTTTTTAAATCTGAAGGAGTGAATAGAAAGTCACCTTGAAGTACCCCATTGATACCTAGACGCCTTAATTCTCTTAATGCAACTGTTAGTTTTTCTGCTAACTCACCAGAGTGATTTTTTCTTATATCACCTACTGTGTAATTGACTTTTGGATTTTTGTTGAAAACTGATTTAGTACCTACAAAGAATTTTCCGTTTTCAGGATTAGTACCACAAATGATTGCTGGAGCGCCGTCCCACTTGACGGTCATGTTGACTTTATTACTTGATGAACCAGCCAGCATATTTCTTACTGACTTTAAAAAATTAATAGCACTTTGCCCACCTGCAGAACCTTTATCTATGATAGCGTCTTCTAGGTGTTCTAAATGAGTATTCCTATCTTTTGTAATAAATCCCTTAAAACTAAACATTTCTCTTTCATTGTGTTTCCATTACTATAATCACATTTTCCATATAATTCAACGTATATATTTATATTATATACTATTTAGGGGTTAATGTCAAGGGATATTATATCTATTTTACGGTTTTAATGTATAGAAATTTGGGTATTCCCCCCTCTAATTTCCATACTTGATTTTTATTTTGAAATTTAACAAATTTATTAGCGTCTTCTTCAAAAAAATATTCAGCAACAACTGTCTTTTTTGGGTACTCTAGTACACGCCATAGAATATCACCTTTGGATTTTACCATCTTACTTTTATAATTCAAAGTATCCTCACTATTATCCCCGGGTCTTCTATCACCCCTATGAAATTTTACTTTTTGTAGTTTGTTCATTAAAGTTTAAAATCTGAAAATTTCTCATAAGTCTGATCTGGATTTGGATAGTTTTCTTTTTCTTTTGTTTGATTGCTATTTACAATATTTTGTGCTGAGTTTTCAACATCATATAATCTCATTTTAGCTTTGTCAACCCCTAATATAAATGCTCTATTAACACCCGGGTCGTTGTATCTATTTTTTAATTGTTTTACTTTCATTTGACCTAATGCATCTAATTCATCATTAGTCATTAAAGCAAACATAAAGTCAGCAGTTGCTGGTAGACCAAATGATTCTGCAGTATCTTCTAATCCAATGTCTGTACTTACAAACCCAGTTCTAGTAGTTTGTGTTGCACTAAAGATTGGCACATCAAACTCAACAGCTAAACCTCTTAATTCTTCAGCGATTGCTTTAACATAAAAATAAGAAGATATATTACCACCTTTAAATCTGCTTGAAGCACAAATGTTTAGATAGTCAATAAAAATAACTTGAGGTTTAAATGATTTCTTTAATGCCAATTCATTTAATAAACTTTTAAAGTGACCACTATGAGCAGCTGCAGTAGGATATTCTTTAATGATTAGTCTACCTTTTGTCTTATCCTCTAATTTAGTTAACTTATTATCATATAAATCTTTTGGCATGGTACGTAAATCGTCCATAGAAACATCAAATAAGTTTGCATCTATTCTTTCCGCAATCCGTTCTTCTGACATCTCTAGTGTGATATAGAGAACGTTTAAGCCTTGTGTTAAGAAACTTGAAGCAACATGACACATAAACAAAGATTTACCTACACCTGTGCCTGCTAGAGCAATGTTTAAAGTCTTACTTGGTATACCGCCTTTTGTAATACGATTGAAATAACTTAAATCAAATTTGTAACGTTTTTCTTTTGTGTGGTACCACTCAAATCTTTCTTGTGCATCACCAATATAATCGTGACCAACGTGATTATCAAATGAAACTGCTAGAGCATCTGCTAGAATACTTGGTATCGCCTCTGGTGTTCTAAGCTTATCTTTGTTATCTAATATTTGTATACCTTCAAGTACTGCGTTATGTACTGCTCTATCTTTACAAAACTTTTCTGTTGTATCTAATAACCAGTTAATATCTACGTCTTCTGGTTTTGAAATAGAGTTTACTAAATCTTTAACATTCTTAAATTCTTCTTCATTTATATTTTTTGTATTATTAAGTTCAATTAGTATTGCTTCTTTTGTTGGAAGATTTTTATATTTTTGAACAAAGGTATCAATTTCACTAAACAATAATTGTTCATCACGTTTATTAAAATACGTACTTTTTATGAACGGTAAAACTTTTCTAGTGTATTCTTCTACATAAAAAAGACTTGTTAATATTGTATTTTCAATTCTATCGTTACTCATCAATCACCATTGTTCCATTTTTTAGTTGGTCTTCAACTAATTCTAATAATATATCACCAATATAATTCTTAAACTCAGTATCTTTAACTTCTACTTTGTTAGGATTTAGAAAAATATCATAGGTAAACTTTAACGGAATCTCACCATTAGCATTTGCTTCAGGAGCAAACTTAACCTTATCATACTTATAAATTATATCTTTGTACTTGCCTTCGGCTAACTTTATACAACTAAAGTCTTCACCATCTTTTTGAGCAAAGATATATCTTTTATTCGTCTGATTCTTCTGTTCCGTAACTAAATTTTCGTTTTGCTTGGACATCTATTTTATCTAATACCTCTTTTGTAAAATATTTTTCAGGATTATCATTGATGTTCTTACCAAAGACTTTAACACCATCTGGCATTTCGTATCTTGTAGATACTTTCTTAAAGATACCAGCTTCTTCAGCAAGTTCAATAAGACCATAGTATTTGTCTAAGCCTCTTTTGTAAGTTAGTTTTACATCTATTTTTGCGTTTTCTTTTGTTAACCTTGATTTATAATTTTTACAATGTATAATGTTACCAATAATTTCAGTACCATCTTTTTCTTTTCTTTTAGATAGATAGATAATTGATGAAGCAGCATATTTTAGACCACTTCCTCCACCCATTTCTTTTTGAGGGAACATTGAACCTATAACATCATATGTATGGTTGGTCATAATCATTGGTACATTTGCTTTACCAAGTTTCAATGTCAATACTCTAAATGTTGATTTGACAATTTGCGATCTTGTCATATCTCTTGTTTCTTTACCAGCAGCAGTATCTTCCATTTCTTTTGTGGTTGATAACATACCTAAACTGTCTAACACAAACAGTAAAGGTTTTCTTTCTTTTAATGGTTGTTCGATATATTTGTCTAAAATTTTTATAGATTGACTTCTAAATTCTTGTACTGTTGAAACTGGAACAACAACCATTCTTTTCGAATCAATGCCTCTAGTTTCAATCATGTCTTTTGAGATTGCGCTTTCTGATTCAAAATAGATAACACCAGCTTCTTTATCTTTATCTAAAAATGCTTTACAAATACCTAAAGCAAAAAATGTTTTACCTGTTGCTGCCTCACCTGCGATAGCAGTAATCTTGTTCCCTGGCATACCTCCATAGATACTACCGGATAATAATGCGTTAAAAGAATATGAACCTGTGTCTATAAAACTTGTTACGTCAGCACTGTCAATACCATCACTCACTAAACCAGCGTATTCATTACCAGTTTCTTTAATTATATCTTTTAAAAAGTTACTCATTTTCATTATCTCCTATTTTGTAATACTTATAATACCACATTTTTACTATATTGTCAAGTCTATTTTTTTAAACAAATGAAACCTAAGAAGTTATAGTTTTGCCAGAACGTATGTACTTCAAATCCAACATCTTCACACATTGTAAAGAGTTCAGTCTTGGTATTTAACTTCATCATATGTCGTAATTGTACTTCTTTATCTAGTATTTCTTTATCACTAAAATTTTTTCTTTTGTAGTCATAATAACAAAAAGTCATCATGTCTTGTACTCTTGGATTACAGCTAAGAGTCTTTTCTGAAAAGACAAAAGCACCACCTGTATTTAATCCATCATAAACTTTTTGAATTATCTCTTGTCTATTTTTTGGAGCCATGAATTGTAATGTAAATATAGAAGTTACTAGTGAACAATTTTCAAAATCAAAATCTCTTACATCACCTCTAAAATAATTTAACATTTCATATTTGCTTTCATCATCATTATAGTCACCAAAAAAATCAGCTTCAATTTCTATACCTGTATATTGTGCATGTGGTATATGTTTTTTATTTTGTTCTATCATACCTTTTAGTAGTTTACCACTAGAACAACCTAGATCAACAACTTGCGTATAATCTTCAACAAAATATTGTGATAGAGAAAGTATATCACTCCATAGGTCACTATATCCTCTAATTGATTTGTCAATATGATTATCAAATCCTTCTTTTGATGTTGCGAATGTAAATTTAGCCATTAGTTATCTCCTTATATGGTTTTAATACTTTATTATATACACTTTCAGATAGTGCCTTCATCATTAACGGTGGTACCATACGCCCTATACGTTCTGATTGTTTTATATGTTTTCCTGTCAATTTAAAGTCTTCAGGTAATGACATAATTCTTTTTAATTCTTTAATAGTAAATTTTCTATTTTCTGTTGGGTGACAAGTACCAGCAACACCTGGAAGATTACCCATAGCTGTTATTGTTGGGCAAGGTTTACCTCTACTAGTTCTTTTTAAATTAAAGTGATGCCCTTTGTCATGGTAATCCATACCACTTAAAACTTTCTCGGGGTCTTTTGGCATCTTAGCCAAAGTCTTACCTACTGCTTTATCTGGACCTAAAGCCTTGTTTAAGTATTCTATTTCCTCTGGGTCTTGATTAACAATATCATTAATTGCTTCACCTAATGTAGTTCTAAAATTATTCTTATCAGGATACAATTGATACATTGTCATAAAATTAATACCTACTTTCTCTGCTACATCTTCTCTTACCGCAATAAAGAAAGTTCTTCTACGAGATTGTGGAACACCAAAGTAACTTGCGTCTAATACATCAGCAACAACAAGATAACCAAGTTCTTCAAATCTATTTTGAATTTTATGGAAATATTCTTTTGCTTCTCCCATTGTCAAACCTTCAACATTTTCTCCAATAATAACTTTTGGTTTAATTTCATTTGCCACTCTTAAAAATTCAAAAAATAAATCTTCAACGTTTTCTACACCCTTAATATCTGAATATTGTTTTGTCTTACCAAATGCAGCTGCATGAGTTCTACCTGCACCATGAGATACTGAACCTGCCATACTGAACGCCGAACATGGAGGAGAACCATCTAGTAAATCTAGTTCACCTGGTTTCATATTAATTTTTTCTAAAAAATCTTTGCCAGTTAGTTTTTTAATATCATCAGGAATAATAATAGTATTTGGATAGTTTTCTTTATAAGTTTTTTGAGCTTCTTCTACAAATTCATTTACTGCTAGTATCTTTCCACCAGCTAGACGATAACCTGTTGAAGAACCACCACCACCGGCAAATGTAGATAGAACATTAAACAATGCTCGTTTCTCTCCATCTAATACGTCTTGTAATTTATATCTTTTATATTCGTTCATTTGTAAATACTATATCATACTTTGTCATGCTTGTCAACCTCATTTCCCCAAGAATCCCAATTATCTCGTGTATTACGAGCAAATAGTTCTACGTAAGGACCACTTAACATAGTTTCTATATGTTTGTACACAATATCTGGTTTTCTACTATGTTCTCTACGTTCAGACACTACTAATTGTGGTGTACTCATATTTAGCCTTTTTGGTTTACCTCTAGTTGCTAGTAAACACATTTCAGGATTTGATCTAGTCCAATATCCTAAACCAGTAAAAAATCCTAAAGACTTTCTATTAGTTTTTGCCCAAGTAAATCCAACTGTTTTATACTTAAATCCCCAAGCATCTATAACCTTAAACGCTTGATCTAGTAGTGGATCAACCACCCACATTAATAAGACTGCATCGTCTTTAGCAAGGTTATTAACAGGTAACTTACAAATGTCATCAATTGACATACAAGGATAGTGTTGATTAGCATTCTTTCCTTCACCCTTTTTGCTATAGCTTTTAAAATACCATGGCGGGTCTGCATAGATTACTCCAAATTTGTTTGTTGTATCAAGTTTCATAATTTAAAAGTATGTATTTAAAAAGTAATATTATTATTAAAAATCTAGGAATGCTCCAATTAGAGTTATGTGCTAGTAAGCATCCTGTAGCAAAACCCCAATGAATAGAAATAAATGTCATAACTGTAGATGTTATCATGTAAAGAAACTTTCCAAACTTGCCTTTTTTTCATAAGTCCATCCAATTGAATTTAAGATAAAACTTAATGGATCTAAAAATGTTTTTTGAAACTGTATTTCATAGTCAATGTATTTTTGTAATTCAAATTCTTTTGGTAGTTTAGTTATGTAACTTATAACATCAAACTTAAATGGATTAGCTTCAATTAATTTAATAAACTTAATCTTATCACCTTCTTGTATCAAAGGATACTTTCTACTTAATTTAAATTGTTTTATTTGATGATTATATATCAAAGCACCTTTAACGTGTATTGGTGTTCCTTTAATAAACACATTGTTAGCATGTCTATATTTAGCAAGATTATTACAAGACCTTGGAAAAGATATTTGTTCTGCTGTCATATTAAAAAATTCATTTCTAAATTTAGTTACAAATGTTTGTAGAGTAACTTCATCTTTAGTCATAATTATATTGATTGCTTCTTTAATTTTACCTCTACATACTTCAGGTGTAGATGATTTAACAGCTTCAATACCCATAATCTTTAGTTTAGGTTGGTCATATGTAATACCTTCTTCATCTAATACATTTAACATATATCTTTTTTTAGCAGTCCATATACCTTTATCAGCAATTACTTCTCGTTTCATTATCATCTTTTGAGCAATAGCATTTGTGTACTCAGCAAGTTCTTCAAACTTCTTATCAATAAACGGTTCAATTCTACTTTCAACAACCTTATTTAAAAACTTTAATGTTTCAGATTTTGATTTGTCTTTACATACTTTTTCAACAAGTTTATCTAAACACAAGTATATTGAATCTGTATCTGACGCAACAATGTAATCAACCTTTTCTTCTGTCTTTAAAATAGTATTCATGTATTCATTTACATTCTTTTCAATCCAACGAATTACAAATTGACCAGCAGATGTAATTGCTGTTGCTTGTCTTACATCATAGTATCTAAAGTACTGATTACCAATTGCACCATAGGCAGAGTTTAACGCAATCTTTTTTGCCCATTGAATATTATGACAACGAGAGATTTCTTTTAATAAACTTTTATCTTTTGTTTTTTGATACTCTTGTTTTGCCTGAAAAGATAATGTTTTAAATTTAACTCTATCGTTATACATACTTTCCATAAGTTTTGGTAAGAACCCTGGACTATCTATTTTAAACATTGCTCCATTTGGTGTAATACAAGCGCCTTCAGCTTTTAGATGATCTAATGGTGTCGCATGATCTAATAATCTATCTACTGAAATGCCGTCTGATTTTACACCAATGATTTTTTCTGGTGAGATATTATACTGCATAATTAAATGTGGATATAGTGAGTTTATATCAAATGAAACTATCCAGTTATGCATACCTGTAATAGGATCCTTAACGTAAGCACCTTCGTACTTATCATCTTTAGTGTAATTCTCTCTTGGTGGTATTTGAATATTATCTTTTTTTAAATAATTATAAATTAACATATCCCACATTCTTACTTGTGAAAATACATCAGCATAATTAACCTTAGCTTCATACGCCATTGTTAGGACTAGTTCAATAAGTTTTAGTTTATCTTCTAGTCTATCTACAATTTCCACATCTTTAATGTTATAATCAATAAACGATTGATAGTCTTTTTTATACCAATCACTAAAAGTATCGTAAGGGTTTTCATCTTTTTGTAAACCTAATTCTACTTTACCAATATAATCAAGCTTATAACTTTCTTGTTTTGTTGGAATAAACTTTTGATATAAGTCCAAGTAATCTAACATGGCAATACCAAAGATGTTATAATGAGTTTGTGGTCTTCCTCGTAATACAACTGTTTCTTTTTCAACTAAATTCCAAGGTGAAAACTTTTTAAGTACCTTCTCATCTACAAGATTTTTAATACGATTGAATAGATAGGGTATGTCAAAAAACTTTGTATTCCAACCTGTAATAACATCAGGATAGTTTTTAGTCCAAAACTTCATAAACTCCATGATTAAAGACTTTTCAGACTTACACTTTATGTATGTTACGTCTGATCTATCTGTTTTAAAATCACCCGTACCCCAAGTTATAATTTGTTTATTAGATTGATTTTTAACTGTGATTGCTAGTAGTTCTTCTATTGCGTTTTCTATATCGGGAAATCCATTTTCAGCTGTACATTCTATATCAACTGTAAATATTTTAATAAGGTCTTTATCAAACTTCATTGTTTCTGGATACTCGTCTGCAATGTATTGATATTGATACCTGTCCATTCCAAACAATGGAGAGCTACCTGTATTATAAGTCTTTTTAAATTCTCTTGCTTTTGATATACTATCAAACTTAATTGGTTTTAAATTTTCGTTTTGTAAAGTTTTAAATCCAGTGTCGTCTTGTGTTTTTGCATATAGAGTTGGACTATAATCTATTTTATTTTTGTATTCCTTTCCCTCGTGTATGCCACGAATTAAAAGTTTACCTCTATGTTCAATAACGTTTTTATAAAAGTTCATAATTTAATTATAAGTTTAATTCCAGTTTCGCAGCTTCCGACATCATATCTTGATTCCAAATTGGTTCAAATACTAAATCAAGATCAACTTTTTCAATACCTTCGACTTGCATAGCAATATCTTTAACCTCTTGTGGTAAGCTTTCAGCAACGGGACAATTTGGGGAAGTTAGTGTCATAACAATTTTTACAGTATTCTCTACAACTTTAACCTCATAAATTAAACCTAATTCATAAATATTAACCGGTATCTCCGGATCATAAATTTTACTAATTTCAGTTATTACTTGTTCTCTTAAATCCATAATTTACTTATAGTTTATGGTTATCTAAAAGATGGACAACCATTCCATCATGTTTTTTTTCTAGTGAAATTTGACAAGCTAATCTACTTCGCATTCTATCATAATTTTTTTCATATGTAATTAATTCAGTTTCTGCAGAATTTAAATCCATACCACCTACTATATTTGTCCATTGTTGATCTATCAAAACATGACAAGTAGCACAGGCACAACAACCACCACAATCGGCAGGTATCTCATCAATGGCTTTATTAGAGAAATCTCTAGCGGCTTCCATCAACGTCATGCCTTCGTTTACTTGGACAGGAATAACTTCCTGACCTCTCATAAAGTTAACAGTTATCACTACAGTTTTGGTATTGAGTTTTCTGTAATTAGTCCTGGTGTTGTTTTGATAATTCTACTTGTATTTGACTCATATGATTTTACAAGATCATCTTTTGGTTCTGTAGTAAAAACAATTTTATCTTTACTTATTGTGATAGTATCTTTTTTACCAAAAGCATTATACAATGACATCATCAATTGTATAGGTTTTCCTGGTGCTGATTGTTGGGGTATGATAACAAATGGTTTGTGTAAACTTACACCATCGTCATTTTCTCCTACTTTAGCGATTACATCTTCGCCAGTAGATAGTCTTAATAGTTTCACATCTTGCATAATATTCTCCTTAGTTGTTTATATTATAACACAAATTGACTTGTTTGTCAATGTTATTCTTTCTCAAAGCCAACTTTGTCTTCTTTTCCTTCTTTGTCAACCGGTCTTAATCTCTTACTTAACGCAAATGTTCTATTAGGGTTGACACTAACATTCATAAGTCGCATTAAATCTCTATTAATTAATAGGTCCGAGCCTGATCTTGGTCTTGCATCTAACCCTACTTCTATATCTTTATATGTAAATCCATTAAACGAAATGTCTATTAATATCGTTGGTCTTTTTTCTGATGGCTCTTCACCGTCAGCATTTGCTCTAAAAACTTTACTAGTTCCATGTCTAGGTTTAGAATATGTTTTACCATTGTATTCCCATTTAATAATTTTACCTTCTTCTAAAATTTTATCAGCATGTAACGCACAAGCCTTTGAACCATTACCCGAATCAAATTTTGCTCGTACTTTTCCCACATCAGTTAGATCAACAGTTTCTAACCAACCACATTCACTTGAAGCTTGTCTATCCCAATGACTTCTTTTAGAAACCCAATCTATGATATTGTACATTAGATTTTCACCATTAATTGATCCTGATGGTTTAGGATCAGCATAATAATCAATATATTGATAACCTTCGTATTCAGCTCCAGATCCTGGACTACCATTGATTTCTAATATATAAGGTTTTCCTTTATATACAATATGGTCAACTCCCACAAGATAAGCCTTTGAAGCTCTACTTGCTTTTAAAATAATTTCTTGTTCTTCTTCGCTTAATTTGTATGGTTTTGGTACAGCGCCTCTATGCGTATTTGATCTGAACTCATCTTCTGCATGTACTCTATTTGTTGAGGCAAAAATTTTATTATCCACTACAAGTGTTCTAACATCACCATCTGCTGGCATGTATTCTTGTAGTAATAATTCAGCGTCATGCTTCCATAATGCTTGAATAGTTGATGTTAGAGAATCTAAACTACCAATTTTAATAACACCAATACCTTGTGTACCCGTTAATGTTTTTAATATAATAGGAAATTTACCACCAACAAGTTTAAGAGCATCTTCTATATTTTTTTCGTTAGAAACAAATGCTGTTCTAGGTGTAGGTATACCAAACTTTTCAAACAATAAAGCTGATGTCAATTTATTATCACAGGTCAACATAGCTGATCTTGTGTTTAACATAAATGCTTGTGAATTTTGAAATGCTGATATTAACGATAGTCCTGCCTCATCTTCAACGGAACCCGCTCGTGTAATACAAACTGTATCTTTACCTACAAAGGTGTGTTCGGAATCTCTACCATCATAATTATAAACAGTTAAAGTATTTTTTTCTTCGTCTTTACCTGTGATGATTGCATGTTTTGTATTAATGATAATACATTTAAAGCCTTTTTTTTGACAAGCTTTTTCGATTAGTCCTACCGTTAGTTCTTTTTTTGAAGCACTACCGGATTTTTGTTTTTTAACTTTAGGACTAGCTTTCGTAAGGATAACAACCGTAATAGGTTTATCTTTACGCTCTTTGTTTTGTTCTGTTATATATTCTCTAAACTTTGGAACTTGCATTTAACTCTCATCACTACTTTCAGTTTTTGGTTCAATCTTTTTTCCAATATTGTATTTTGCTGATAAAATCCATTCCTTTTTTTCTTTAAAAGGTAACACTTTGATTTGACTTAATGGTGCTTTATTTTCTAGGACTGTTTGGTTTTTGTCAACAATTTCAATCAACTTCCAATCTTGTAAAAGAATTGATATTGTATTTCTTCTTTGAATATCATTTTCTGACAAGGTTGCATTCTTACCATCTAACGCAAATAACTCTTTGAAATGTGTTATGAAATATTTACCTTGCTTGTGTAATATATGACAAGATTGATATAATGTTTTATCTTTTCTACTAGCGACACCAATACGTGTCAATGTTTCTCTAATTTTTAGGAAGTCGTCAGGCTGTTTGATTGTAACTTCAAGCATACTATCAGGCGTCCAATGTACAATATTTTCACTCATTTTGTTCTCCCGCCCTTGGATAAGGACTTTTTAATTTGTTCAATTTGTTGTTCGCTTAGTATGTTGAGTGCTTGTTTAGCCTTCTCATTACTATATCCATAATACTCTTTTACATACTCTAAATTATTCAATTTAGTTTGTGATAACCATTTACCACCAAATCGCTTACTTTTTCTAATACTATTTATGTAAAAATGGAACTGTACCTTTTTGTCTAGGAAGTGATATCCATTCATTTCATTCGCTTGTGCAATACAATCATAGAACATAGATAAACACTTATTTATAACAAATGGTGGGTATTTCTTCTCCCAGGTAGAGTCCTCTGTATCTAGCAGATTTTCTTTAGTGAAATTTAGTGCGTTAAGGTAATCTCGTAACTCATACATAATATAAACTTAATGCTATTTTCTTTTATTGTGTCTACCCATATACCATTCGCCTGGTTCATAATCCCAACGTTTGCCATGATGGCCTCTGATATCTGCGTACCACATTCTTAATTTAACTATTATTTTTCTAAAAATTGTTCTTTTTGCCATTCTATTCTCTTATTTAAATTTACATCCGGCCATAATTTCGGTCAAGCATGCAACCATATTTATTTCTTGATCAGCGACAAACGCAGATTTATATTGGTATCCAGCAAGAATTAATATTGATTGAGGAACTGACTTACTATCTAAACTTGTATAAAGAGTTTCATATAATGTCTTAAACAATGAAGATGGTTCTTTATCAAGGTTTTGTACTACCCATTTTCTCATATCATTAAATCTTTTCTCTTTTAATGTCTTAATGAGTTCTTTAGTATTCGCCTCTGATAGATTGAATAATATACCACTATCTATCTTACCTCGTACAGAATACCGCTGTAGCTCGTTGATAGTACGTCTAAAGTCCGGATAATACTTCTGTATAAGTTCTGCTAGTACATTCTTATCAAACTCTATATTTTCGTCTTTTAAAACATCTTCCATACGTTTCATAAAGGCCATGGCAGTCTTTTTTACTTGACCATTTGTAATCTTAAAATCAATAACAGTACATCTACTATGAAGTGCTGGTATGATCTTATTCTTATAATTACAAGTAAAGATAAATCTACAATTCTTATAAAAAGTTTCTATAAAATTTCTTAAAGCTGGTTGAACACTCTCAGCATTCATATAATCAGCCTCGTCAATTATAATAACTTTATGATTTGCGTCTTCGGTTAAGGAAACTGTGGAAGCAAAGTTTTTAATTTTACTTCTTACAGTATCTATTTGTCTACCCTCGTCTGAACCATTTATGACAATATAGTCACAACCTAGTTCTTCACATAGTGCTTTAGCAACAGTTGTTTTACCTGTTCCAGCACTACCGGATAATAATAGATTTGGTATTTCTTTTTGTTTTAGAAATTGAGTAAATGTATCTTTTAATTCTTCGGTAAGAATACACTCACTAATTTTCTTTGGTCGATACTTTTCGACCCATAGGAACTCTGACATAATATAAACCTCATTTTACTTATCAATTAATTAAACATACTATTAAAACTCTGAATCAGGTTCTAATGCTATCCAATATTGTAAGGGTTTATTTCTGTTTACAAAGTGACTTATCTTTGCTTTAGAGATCGCTACGTCATAGTCATCAACTAATTGTTTAAAGTTTTCTGTTCTATAATACGCAGTAAACTTCTTATCAGATTCACCTACATCAATAGAATATTCATTTGAAGTAGTATTCTTTTTGTCCGTTGCAACCATTTTAACTACTGAACCATTGCCTATAACAGCAACGTCAGGTAGATTTAATGTAGTTGCACCTTTCATTATTTTTGTAAAGTCATCTTTTTTCAAAGTAAACGTCACGTGCTTATCTGGCATTGTGATACCTTTACTTGGAGATACTACAACAGATTTGTCAGCAAAGAAATATTTAATTGCTTGTTTAGTATTACTCTCAGCAATATTAACATAAGCTCCACCGTTAAAGTTAAGGTCTGGCTTAGCAAATAACTCAACTGATCTTAAAAATTCAGGTAAGTCATATATCGCAAATTCACTTTCAAACTTTTCTGATACTTCAGCTTCTGCTAAAATATTTTTCATTGTAGAAATAGTTTGTACTTTACTTCCAGGTTTAATCAATAAGTTTTGATTAATGTCTGAAAAGTTTTTTAACACAGATATTGTGTCGCTTGATAGGTTCATGTTTTCACTCCATTTTCATAATTTAATTTAATATAATAGTATCATAGTTTAGTTTAATTGTCAATGTTATAAGCTTTTAGTAATTTCACTAGCTGTTATAAAACTTAAAACATCTTCTGGTGATGAAATTGTATATGGGTCTTCATCAATACTAGAGTTATTAAGACCTGGTTCTTCAAAAAATTCTTCTACTAAACCGTCATTAATAATAGCTGCATATCTCCAGCTTCTCATACCAAAACCTTGTGCGGGTTTGTCCACTAACATTCCCATTGATCTCGTAAATGTACCACAACCATCAGGTATCATTTTAACATTTTTAATTTGTAAATCTCTTGCCCAAGCATTCATTACAAAAGCATCGTTTACTGATATACAATAAACATCATCAAAACCGTGATCTTTAAATTGTTGATATAACTCATCATACATTGGTAACTGTTGTCCCGAACAAGTTGGTGTAAATGCGCCTGGTAAACTAAACAATGCTATCTTTTTGTTTTTAAATAATTCACTAGTGTGTACATCTTTCCATGTACCACCTATCAAAGTACAACCACCCTTTTCTTCACTGTCGCCTTCTCTAAATTTAAATGTATGCTCTATAATATTCCACTGGTTCATAATATATTTCCTTTTCAATTTATATTCATTATATACTAAAAGAGCGCTCATGTCAAGTGTGAGCGCCCTTTGTATTAGTTGTTATTTAATAACAATATTTTTGGCTTTCTTATGCTCTGGAATAATTCTTTCCAAAGTTACTTTAAGTAAACCATCTTTTAGTTGAGCACCTTTGATTTCAACTTCGTCAGCGATTGTAAATGTCTTCGTAAATTGCCTTTTAGCGATACCTTGGTGTAGCATCTCCTCATTTGGTTTACTATCATCTTCAAACGTTCCTACGTTGTCCTCGAACTCTTGGTCTTGTTTAGTTTTAACGGATTTAATTGTTAAGACGCTTTCCTCAAAAGTAACCGTAATATCTTTTTTAGAGTACCCAGCCAGAGCCAACTCAATATCATAAGTGTATTGACCTGTCTTTACAATGTTGTATGGTGGATAGTTTGGTACGGTAGTTGCTCTAGCATTGTGTTCAAACATTCTTTCAAAATGATCGAATACGCTATCGAATCCTACTGTTACCGGTCTTAATTGGTTGAATATACTTAGTGCTTCGTGTGTCATAAAAACCTCCTAGTTTAAGCAAAGTTATTTCTTTTAAAATGTACACCCATTAAGGCATGTACATAGTTATTTATATAAGTATTATTTTTTAAAATTCAAGTGGTAGTTTATTTTTAGGTGTAAACTACCAAATCACCACTTGCGACACCGATAAATTATCGGGCTCTTTACGCCATTAGGGTCTTATGAACGGCCCTAACCATAATATATATACTTCAATTACGGCGTAAAATTCTATTTAATTATATACCTAAATGCTGTTTTAATTTTTTTTGTGTTTTTTTATAGTTAGCAATACCTTCTTTTTTCTTACGTCTTTTTTTCTCTGACGGTTTCTCATAGACAGAGTTTAGTCTATAATCTTTGATACCACCTTCTTTCATAACTTTCTTTTTTAGAACTCTTAATGCTTGTTCTAAATTGCCATTTCTAACATCTACTTTAATACTCAATTTATACTTTCCTTCCCATTGTTTTAAAATCGGAAGAATCTACAACCTGATATGTTCCCTTATTGTAACCGATCCCTATTGTTTTACCAGCAGGCAATGTAACTTTTGGTAAACTACGCTTAATACAACTGCCTGAAATTTTATCACTTGTTGGTATAGAATTCATTTTTTGACCGTTAATATCTAAAGTATAATCAGGCATAGTTTTTACACCTTTGATTAGCTTTAAATTAACAGGTCTATATCGTTCTCTAATTTTTTCCATAACTTAATTCTTTTTCAATTTCTGTATTGCCACAGGTAATTCCTTGTAAAGTGAGGGTGGCCACTACACCACCCCCTAGGACTACACTATGAAATAGATTATGCATCAGTAGAGTATGGACTATTATTGTCCGTATCTTCCTTTTGCGACTCACTATCATTGTCTTCCACTTGTGAATTAACATCAGCGTTCCTCTGGTCTTCCATTATGTCTTCGACATTGGCGCCAGCATCAACTTTGGTGTATAACTCAACAAAGGAATTTTTAGTATCATCATCAAATCTATTCGTACACATCTGAATAGCTTTCATCTTATTATCAAAGATGGCATAAGCTTGTGTAATATGTACAAGTCTTCTAGTTGATATAATCTCATCAACACCACCATCAAAATAAGTTTTTCTGATAACATCTGCCCAAGTTGTAAGTTTTTCTACGAACTTAACATCTTGCTTACCTGCGGCTTTTAAAGTATTAATTAATATTTTCTTCTCAACTTTTGCTTGAGGATACGACTGTTCAAACGTTACAGGAAATCTCTCAAGGAAAGCCTCGTTAAGAATATTAGTACCAATAAATTTACCGTCTTCGGAACCTTGACCTTTTGTATTCGCTGTAGCGATTACATTAAACCCTGGTTTTGGTTTTACAAACTTGTTAATCTTTTTAACAAAGACACCTGAACCTTCAAGGATCGGTTGTAAACACATAATCTTATTAGACGCTAAGTCAACTTCATCTAACAATAGAAGAGCACCTCTCTCCATCGCTTCGATAACTGGACCATTCTGCCATACTGTTTGACCATCTTTAAGTCTATAACCACCTAATAGATCATCTTCATCTGTTTCAATAGTAATGTTAACTCTGATTAGTTCTTTTTTCAATTCAGCACAAGCTTGTGTAACTGACATTGTTTTACCATTACCAGAAAGACCTGTAATAAAACAAGGATAGAATTGACCAGACTTAATAATATTTTTAACATCTGGGTAGTTACCAAAGCTTACAAAGATTGGATCTTTTTTTGGAACTATATCACCCGTTAAAGATGAAACAATATAAGCTGCTTCTTTTTTAATCTCGGAAACGGGAGCTTCCAATAACTGTTCGTTCTCTGTAGGTTTACCTTCTAACGGTAATTTGTAAGTACCTCTGTCAACTTTGTACTTATCTGATTTTAACCAAGATGGGTTCTTAATCTTTTTCTTATCAACAAGAGCATTAATTTCTGATCTTGTTAAAGTATCTTTTTTATAGAACTTATAAAGTTCTGATACTTGTTCTTTTTGAGCGATGTTTAAATCAATCATAGTGTTTTTTCCTTTCATAGTTTATCCTTTTATACGTTAATTATATCAGGTTTGTATTGTAAAGTCAATAGCCTAATTTGCGTTGTTATTACTAGCATCTAGGCGACCTCCTCAACGAATTTGTTTAAAAGCGTTCTACTAACGATTCGATTCTTCATTGATTTACTAAAGATTTTTTTAATAGATGTCGCTTTCATATCACTCTTAATCGCTGATAAGTCCGTATTATCAACTTGCATACTTTTACCATTCAATAAGAAGTATTTACTATACCCTAAACTTTTCGCTTGTGCATATCTTTCTTTAGTCATAGCAGACTTCATTTGTTTTATCAATTTTTCTTTATCAGAATAGTTTTTGTAATCACCTATGTAGTCAGCATACTCCCAACTTTTTAATTTTCTAGTAACATAAAACCCAATCGTAGATATATTATGTTGCTCTCTAATCGCTTCTAGTAATATACCAGTTACAGATGATCTTCTATAATTTTCATTTTCATCAGAATACGACTTCTTACCTACTTTAATAACAGGTGTTCCATAAGTGTTACTTTCAACTAACTTACCTGTACTATCTTTTTGAAACGGATTTGATAATGAATAATTAGCACCACCATCTGTAAGAGTTATTAAAGTCATTTTTTCAATACTATATTTTTCTTTAAATAATGGAATCATTTTCTGCATACATACTAAACCTTCATTTAAAGGAGTTGTACCTAAGTGAAAGTTTGTTGGTAAGTCATAAGATGAACCTTGATACTTTGCAGGATCAGAACCTGTATACCAACTATATCTATTATTATATGATTGACCCATGTGATATAAGTACATTAAAGACTCGTCTAATGTTTTTCTTTTCATTGTATTGTTTGCAACACAAACCAAGTTAACATCTTTTAATGTACCATCACCTGACTTATAGTTAAAAGACAATTTACCTTTATTGTTATATCTATCTCTCGAATTATCTTCATATTCACTTGTGAAAAAGTAAACTTCATACGGAATATTAATTTTATCACAAAACCATACTAGATTTAATAACTGATCTATTGTTTGCTTTAAAGTATCACACATTGAACCTGACCAATCTAATAACATCATCATACCATGATTTTTAGAGTCAGGTAGTATAGTCAACTTTTTAAATATATCATCTGAAAACTTATAATTTTTTAATTTTTGAGGATCAATAATACCTGTTTTAGATGTTGTTGCTCTTTTATACGCTGTAGCAGATTTTTTCATTTCGAATTCTTTTACAAGATACATTACAGTTCTTTTGTTATCATGTTTAAATTTTTTGTAAGTATTATGTAACCATTTTTGATAATTATTATATTCTGGGTATCTTTTTATTTCACTAGAAGCATACTCTCTCATTTCTTTTAAAAATTGTGTATTTGAAACAATAACTTGTTTAAGATTAGCATCAGGTAAAGTCATATATGAATATTTACGAGAAGTAGTTGAAACTAGCTTTTCTTTATTTTGTTCTAATGCGTCATCTGTAATAGCAACTAAAGCACCTGGTTCAATACCACCCTCTCCACCACCGTTTTTTGATTCTGGAATTGGACTAGTTTTATCAGTATCTGTTTTATCTTCACCATTATCTTCTGATTCTTCTGAGCCATTTGAGTCTTCTTCTGAATTTTCACTAGACTCATTACTTTCATCTGACATATCGTCCTCATCTTCAGAAAGATTGTAGTTATCAGCAAATGCGTGTTCATCAAAATCAGGTAGTTTTTTTAATTTCTCAACTTCTTTTTTCTGCCATTCTAGTATTTGTTTAGCAAGGTTAACAGTATCATTAAATGTTTTTAATTTGTCAACCTTACTTAACCATACCTTATCAACAGGAGAGAAAGTAAAAGGCAATCTTTTTGAAGACTTATAGAATAAATTAATTTTGTCAATTAACATTAAGTCTGTATTAATATCTTTGTTTTTAGTACCAAAGAAATTTTGTTTTTCTAAAATATCAAAACCATTGATATAGTTTTTAACTACACCAGGATATTTCTTTTGAATTTTTGCGTCTATTCTACAATCTTCTAAAACGTTAACATACGATCTTAAAGAATCATCACCTGATATTTTTTTCCAACCATCTGTTGGTGTCCATAAAGCGTGTGAACATTCATGTGCGATTAACATATCGTACACATCACCAGCTTGTACTTTAAAAATAGGTAGTGTTAGTATTCTGTTAACTGTATCAAATGATGCAGTCTTTACAGCGTTATGTTGAACTTGAATATTCTCTGTTGCGATTAACTTTGCGAGTTGTGATTTTATCTCAAAATTTATTTTTTTATTTTTTTGTGTATCCATACTAGCTAATGTATCAGGATCTAGCGAAAAGTCAATAGCTTATTTTGCAGTGATATTACTAGGGTTTTCTGGAGGGATGTTCTTGTTTTGTTCTATATTGTAGGGTTTTATTACTTTTTCGTATATATTTTGAGATAGGTTTTTCATCATTAGAGGCGCTACCATACGACCGATTCGTTCAGCTTGTTTATCAAATGTACCTTCTAGTTTATAATCATCTGGTAATCCCATGATTCTTTTTAATTCAGGTATAGTAAACTTTCTATTCTTATCATAGTGAAATACACCCGATACACTCATCTGTTGTCCTCTTTGTGTTAATGTAGGACAAGGTAAATTGGGGGCAGGTCTTATCATATTAAACATAGATTTCTTATAGTTTATATCTATGTAATAATAGTCTTTGTCTGTATCCCATTCATAGTGTTTAACCTCTTTTTTATACAACTGCTCTATCTTTGTATCCGAATTTGTAATTATAGGTTTAGCATTTTTCTCTTTAAATCCCATGTTTTTGTATTCTTCCCACTTATCTTTTGGGATAATTCTCATATCATTTTCACTTGGTTTAGTATGTCTTGTAGGATTAAACGGTAATATCTCTACCCATTTCTTTTGAAAGCCCTTTTGTACATATTCAAATAATTCTTTTTCTTGTGATTCGTCACTTACTACGTTCTCAATAGCTTCTTTTAATGATACTTTAGTATCAAGTGGTTCAGGATATACTTCGTTTTCCATAGTCATAAAGTTCATTCCAACCTTATCCATTACATCATTTCTTACAGCAACAAAGAAACATCTTTGTCTTCCTTGAGGTGTTCCATAATCAGCAGCATTTAGTACTTTACCCACAGCTTCATACCCCAACTTACCAAACTCATTTACAATTCTATTAAAGTATTCTTTTGCTTCTCCCATGGTAATACCAGCTACGTTTTCGCCAATGATTACTTTAGGCATTATCTCTCCAGCAATTCTAGTAAACTCAAAAAATAAATCTTCTATATTTTCTACTTTTTTACCATCAGAATAAGTCTTGGTCTGATCCCAACCCTTCTCTCTTTTACCGGCCACACTGAACGCTGAACACGGTGGAGAGCCATCAAGTATATCTAACTCACCCTTTTTAAGACCAGCGGCTTTTAAAAAGTCTTCGCCGGTTAATTCTTTTATATCGTTTGGTAATACAGGAGTATTTGGGTAATTTGCTTTATATGTTTCCTGTGCTGCCTCAACAAACTCATTAACACATAATATCTTAGCACCTGCTAATCTATAACCGGTAGAAGAACCACCACCACCAGCAAATGTAGATATGACAGTAAAGAGTTCTTTATTAGAGTTATCGATAACTTCTTTTAGATAATATGGTGCGTGCATAATGTAATTATATCAGGTTTATTTAATAATGTCAATGTTATGTTTTTTTAATGATTCTCGCATTTTTATCTTTTTTCATTATATTCATCATCTTTTCAGCTTTATCATAAGCTCGTTTTAACTTAAATTTAGATACGTTATCTGTAAAGTTTAATCCAGTTGTGTGGTCGTGTTCGTGTTGAAATATACGACTAAACATTCCATCTAAATGAGCTTCTTGTAATTTTCCATTCTCGTCTTCATATTTAACTACTACTTTTCTAGGTCTTTTTATAGATAAGAATACAAAGGGAAACGTTAAACAACCCTCTTTCATTAGTTCAGTTTCTTTACTACTTGATATAATCATAGGATTAAAACAAGCCATCTTTAAACCACTTTCTAATTGTGGGTGATCTCCTAGCACAAACATATTGAAAGGTAACCCAACTTGATTACAAGTTAAACCGATGCCTCCATATTTTTTCATAGTTGTAAACATTGAATCCGCTAGTTCTTTTCTATCTTTAAATCCTTCATCTTTTAACATATCATCATTAAAAGGAGCGATAGCTGATTGTACTCTTGGATCGGTAGGTGGTATTAATTTTAATTCTTTAGACATATTGTAACTTCGTAAAGTTGTGTTCCTTTTCAAATTTAATTATGTTAGTAAATTTATCAAATAATATATCTCCTTTGTGTGATATAATAAAGATGTTTTCAGTATCCATCTGTCTTACTATCTTAAAGAAGTCATCTGTTCCTTGACCATCTAAACTACTATCAAAAATTTCATCAAGGACCATTAGGTTTGTATTAGCACTATTCTTCATTTTAGCAATGGCACGCCAAGTAAACACTAGTGCCAAATCTATTCTCATTTTCTCACCCTCACTAAAACTATTATATTCAAATATATCTCTATAACGGCTCTTTACTGTTTCATTAAACTCCTCGTCTAAATTGAAGTTTATAAAGAAGTCCATAGATTGTAGATATTGATTTATAAGAGTATTCATAATAGGTAGATACTTTTTGATTATCTTTGCCTTAGCACCTTTATCTGAAAGTATTTCTCTTACAACATCTATGTATTTCTTTTCTTCTACTATCTTCTCTAATTCAATCTTTATTTTTTGTAATTCAGTTTTAAGTTGTATTATATGTTCTTCAACAGTGGTACTATCATCTTCTTTTCCTTCAAGTAACAATATTTCATTATGTAAACTATCACTAAACTTTTTCAATTCATCAATAGAGGTATTGAGTTTTGACATTTCAATGTTAGTTTCATACATCTTTTCTGATATTTTATTAAAGTCTTGTAATTGACCTTCTACTTTTGATATCTCTTTTAGTAAATCCTTCATACCATCATTCAAAGTTACAATTTTGGCTTTCTCATATGTTTGTTTTTCACTCCTAAATTCAGTTTGTATCTTTTGAGTACAAGTAGGACAGTTATCGTTTTCTTTAAAAAAATTTAAATTGGCTTCATGTGTTACTAGATTTTGTTCTATTTTAGTTTCTAGTTTTTCTAATTGTTTTAGTTTACTTTCAAACTTATTTTTATCTTTAATAGTTTCTTCTAATTTTATATAATCTGTATCTAATCTTTGTATCTTTCTTAAATATTGTTCTTTGGCATCAGTATTTTTTTCTAGTTTTTGCTTCTTAATATCCATATCGCCAAGACTTCTATTCTTTAAGTTCTCAAAATGTTTTGTTTCTAATTCATATTTTGATTCAATTAGATCACATTGATGTCTAGCTTCATTAATTTTTTTTGATAAAGCAGTTTGTTGATTCCTAGTCAATATATCCATATGAGATAAAACTCTTATATCTAAAATCTCCTCAACAACTTCTCGTCTATGTCTTGGTCTCATTTGCATAAACGGTTGGTATGATGATGAACCTAATACAGCTATTTGTTTAAATGCTCGGTAGTTTAATCTTAATATTTGATCTTCTAAAACATTTTGATAGTCTATACTTGAAGCGTCTTGATTCAATAATACACCATCACTATAAATTTCAAATATACTAGGTTTAATACCTCTTACAACTTTAAATGATTTTGTACCAATTTGAAAATCTATCTCAGCACGAGTATCTCCATTGTTAATTGTATTTACTATTTGTTCTTTTTTGATTTGTCTGAATGGTCTATTGAATAGTGCAAAACAAATAGCGTCTAATAGTGTTGATTTACCAGAACCATTAGCTCCAATCAACAAGGTCATTTGAGCTTTAGTTAAATCAATCTCAACAAAGGTATTACCTGTTGACAAAAAGTTTTTCCATTTAATTTTTTTAAATATAATCACCTCTCAATAGCCTCACTAAACAATTCTTTTATAGTTTTTTTAAGTTTTTGTTTATCTAATTTAGTATCAGCTTGTTCTACATAATTACCTAGAAAGGTTAACGTATCTTCCCCTTGGTCAAGTATATCTTCTTTTATACTTGTTGTTATATCTGTAGTTAAATCTTCTATAATATTAATTTCATGTACATTAATTGTATTATGGAATCTATCAATTAAGTTATTAAACATTTCTTCATTTGTTTTATTAGTAACAAATATTTTTACAAATGTATTTTCAAAGCTTGACAAGTCTTTTTTAGAATAGTCTTCCTCTTTATCATTGTAAATTAACTTTCTATGTATTCTAATTGGATTAGGTACTCGTAATAGTTCTCTAGTATCTGTATCAAATATATGAAACCCTTTTGGACACTTGTAGTCAGACCACGTAATTTCATATTGATTACCACAATAATATATTTGTCCATCATCTGATTTTTTATGAAAGTGTCCAGATATAACTTTTTCAAATCTTTTAAATGTTGACTTATCTAATCCTTGATTGTTGTATGTACCATTATGCATCTCAAAGCCTTTAATCTCTAAATGACCCATAGCAATTTGAGCTTTACTATTTTTTATTTGTTCTTTAGAGTGCTCTAAATTATCATCACAAATCCAAGGTATCATTAAAATATCTAAACCATCAAAATTAACAGTTGTTGTTTTAGAGTAAATCCAAGGTTCATTCTTACCATCATATGTTGTACACAATTCTGTAATTGAGTTTACGTCATTTGTATTTTTGTAATAAGTATCATGGTTCCCTAATATGATATGAGTATCTATACCCTCTTGCCATAACCTTTTCATAAACCTTTGTCTAAAAACATGAGCTGTTTTAAAGTTGATAAACTTTCTTCTATCAACAACATCACCTAAATGAATAAGAGTTTTTATATTGTGTTCTTTAAGATATGGGAAAAACAATTCCTCATAGAAACGCATAAAGTAATCCAAAAACGCAGGACTATCGTTTCTCGCACCGAAGTGTGTATCATTTAACAAAGCGATTTTCATAATTTAACCAAAAAATTTAAGAGTAGCTTTAACTTTAGCTTTCTTTTTAACAGTCTTCTTCTTTTTTACAGGTTCTTCCATTCTTATATTTTTTTGTAAGAACTCTCTAAATTGATTTGTAAACCCGCCATCTTCATGTGGTTGTAAAGTCATATCATCATAATTATTATCCATAATAAGTTTATGTTTAATTGTGACTTGTTTCTTTTCTTTTTGGATTCTTCTGATGAAGGCGTAATAGATTATTTGAGTAAAATAAGCAAAAGGATTATTTGATTTTGCTGGATCAAAGTTGTCCAAATATTGTAAACAATTTTCAATACCATCACTAATCATATCATCTCTAAATGTGTAATTAATGAAGTTAGGTCTGAACGATAAATGATTTGCAATCTTTAGAAAACAACTACCAATATAATTACTCACTAATGGTTTATCTTTTTTTTGTTTTTTTGATTTATTTACTTCTTTTTTGTAGGCTGTCATTGCCTCTAAAAAGTCTTTGTTATTTACGTAATGTTCTTTTTTTGCTGCCATAATATTAATATACTACACTTTGTTGTTTTTGTCAATGTTCGTTCAATATAATAGTAAAAAATTACTTGGTAATAATTTTCAAATCAGTATTGACTTTTGCTCAAAAATGCTTATAATAGAGCTTGTTGAGCGATGATAAGAAATAGAGTCAATAGAGTTACTAGTGAACAGTTCCGTTATCATCATAATCTTCATTAAATATTTCATTCAGTTCTTCATTTTCATCATCAGTTAATCGTCTTCTCTTATATTGTTTAGTTTTAGGAATTTCTTTATTCGTTGAGTAGTCTTTAGCTACGTGGAAGTAGCTTTTAATCATTTCAACACCAGCGTTAGTGATAGTTAATATCTTATCTTTAGGGATAGTAATAAGTTCATCTGGCGTATAGGCAGCCCACTTTATAAGTGCTACATAATCTTTGATACCTACCGGAGTTAACTGTGGTATATATTTTAATTGAAACGGTTTTTCTAATCTTAACAATTTAGAATTCTCACCTAATTGTAACTTAGGTAATACACAAACCACATCATCACCATTAATAAGTTTAACTATCTTTATAGGACTGTCTAATTGTTTTTCTATCATAATACTATTTATCTAATTCAATATTGTGTATTTCATATTCAAAGTCTTCACTATTATAAATGCTGATTCGTTCCTTAAAATGAGCTAAAGTATAGTTATCTTTATTGTTGTAAGATATATCATCTGCGATATCATATAAAGTAGCTGATGAATCATTATCTTTCAGACGTAATCCTCTACCAATACTTTGTAAATTTCTTATACGGCTCTTACTAGGGCTACTAAAAATAATGTTGTGTAAATTACGAATATTGATACCAGTAGAAAATGTACCGTAACTTGCGATAATAATGGCGTCTTGACTTTGTTCTGTGATTTCTCTAACTTGTTCTCTTGCATCTGCTTCTACTCCTCCATGGATATAAAATACTTTTCGATCTCCAGCCTTTTCTTCAATTAACTCTTTGAGTATTTTACCATGTTTTTCCACATATTGAAATAGACATAAGGAGTTACCTTGTAAAGATATGCATAAATTTCGTATGTATTTATTCCTTTTGGTATTTGAAACAAGATAATCCATTTCTTCCTGATAAGACTTATCTTTTAAGAAGTGTCTAGCTGTTTTATCATGTTGTAAAACTAAACACATAATCTTTAGTGCAGCAAGTTGTTTCTTTGCCATCAATTCACTTGTAGATACGACTTTATTAACTGTACCAAATAATCCTTCTAATACTAACTTGTGAGTTTTTGTTCCATCAAGTGTACCTGTTAGACCGATTCGATATTTACATTTCTCTAGTTTTGTCATCAATTTAGTTAATGACATAGCTTTAAATAGATGAGCTTCATCTCCTATTATCATACCAAATTTATCAAACCACTTCTTAGGTAGATTATAAATGGATTGCCAAGTAGATATTATAACTCTTTTAGTTGTTTCTTTATCGTGTCCTTGATATATTTTATGTATGTTTCTTTCACTATTGTAGCCATAATCTTTAAAATCTTTAAATAATTGTTCCACAAGTGAAGTAGTTGGTACAATAATTAGTATTCTATCTTGTTTTGTATTTTTTAATCTTAACAAATTAAAGATCACCATAAGATAAGCAATAAGAGATTTACCAGATGCTGTTGGGGATACAAGTAAACATCTATCTTGTTCTACCGAATATTTAAACGCTGCCTTTTGATAATCTCTTACTTCGAAAGGTAATTTAAGAGCTTTGATTAAGTCTTCTACCTTCTTGTCATCTACTTTATTGTGTTTTATTTTAGTACCATCAACAACGTGTACATCATTATCTTTACACCAATTAATAATATAAGGATATAATCCAGCATATATTTGACCAGTTGCATATGAGAATAAACGTATCTTACCGTCCCAGACTCTGTTACGGTATTGTGGCATGAACTTATAACCAGGAACTTCGAAAGTAAAAAATGCACCTATCTCTCGTCTAATATCAGCATCAGCTTCTACTTTAAGATAGACTTCATTTACCTTATCAATAATAATATAACGAGTAAGGGACATTAGATAGCGCCACTAGTAAATTTTCTCCAATCAATAGCATTCTTTATTGTAAAGCCACGATTTGCTATTTGTCTAATTGTTTTATCTAAAAAATCTACTGTTGTGTTTAAGTAATCTACTTTCTGTTTTAATTTTTGTAAATCTATATCTGCAAATAGATATTTGTCAACATCTGTTTTAAGTAATTTGAAACCAAATGGTTTATCAATATACACTTGAGGATTTGCTTTACCTGTGTAATATTCCCACTTTTCTCTTTTTAAAATATTGTATTCAGTTTCACTACGACTTAACATTAATTTATACATTGTTAAATGTTTTAAAAATTTGTTATGTAGTTGTGGGGTTTTTAATGATTCTAAATCTAATTCAGTATCATTTATTTTAAGGTCCTTATCAGCTAACTCTTGTAATTCTTCTAAGGTCATAATATATCTCCATTTTATAATTCATTAACTATTTAGTAGTGTTAACTTGTAGTCACAGTTGATGCTGAAGCTCCAGCTAACGCAAAATCATATATTGTATAATTAAACGAAACTGTTGCTGTTAAATAATCAACGTCAGCGGCTTGTTGATTATATTGTAATCCAGTTACTCCTGTTGGATAAACATCTCTGAATCTTACTTCTAATTCAGCGTTATTTTTACTGGATAATATTGTTAGAGTAGCATCTGAATATATACTACCAACATCAGTAGCTCCATATTTAACTTTACCTATTTCAGTACTTACTGATGATGAATTTCTATTAGGAAATCTATCACTACCTGAAGATACTAAATTTCCAAATTCAGTATGATCTCTAGGGAAACCTAATCCAACTAACCAACCATGAATTTCTTGGAAGTTCTCTAAATTTTCATCTACTAAAAAGGACATTTGTAAGGGTTCATAAGTTAACTTCTCACCCGGTAATGGAATATCTTTTAGTGGAGTTGCTTGTATGGGTGAACCCCCTAAATTAATACCAGGTATATTTACTGCTGTACAAAAGTATTCTACTTTTGGTAGTTTAACTATACTAAATTTAAACTGCGTTGGTGACGCATAATCTAGTTTAGTGGGTTGACGTAATAAAGAATTTGTAATTGTCATAATACTATTTATCTACTTCTTTCCATGACTTTTCATCTTCATGAGCTCTTTTAATTGACTTACACTCACTAGGATTAAACATACACCCTAATACAACGCCCATAGAGCCATCATATACATTGGGTTCTATCTTTTTCGTTACATTTGTACTCTTTATACAAGAAACCAGTAATAGAATTGTTGTGATTAAGACTAGTGATATTTTCATGTTAGTATTTAGTAGATACAAAAAAGGCGAGGTTTTTAGGCCCCGCCTTTTTAGATATTGTATAAACAACTATTACATTAAGTTCGCAACTTGAACTCTTCTGTAGTATCTGTTTGAGTTAGCTGAACCAGCGTTATCAACCGCAGTAGCAGCACCAGACTGAGCGCCTGTTTCTGCGAAAGGATTAGCAATAAGACCATATCTAGTCTTAAAACCAATTTTCGGTTGGAACGTATCTTGGCCAACTGCTCTAACCATTTGAAGTGGCACATAAGGACAATAGAACATACCAGCATCGTAAGGTGAAGTTCCTTTGTATCCAACTACGAAAAACTGTTTACCAGTATTGTTCGCACTGTATGGATCAATATATACTTTAAATCTACCGTTTAATACACCAGCAAAAGTATTACCAGTATCGTCAACGTTTAGGTTATTGTTTAATGCAGGAGTGTAATCTAATACACCAGCCATTTGAAGCGCAGATGCAACATCAGAAGAACAGATAATCATATTACCTTTTCCTCTTCTTGTTCTCTGTGCAATAACATTAGCTTCTCTTTCAACTTGGAACATTAGTCCTTTGAATCTCTCAACTGACCATCTACCATTTGAGTCAGTATCTAAATCAAAGATACCTTCTGTAGTAGTATTTACTGTTCCTGTGTTAGCAGATGCACCTTTTTCAGCATTGATGTAAACTGTTCTTACAACTTCTCTGTTGATTTCCGAAAGGATTTCAGCAGATAGAATATTTGCAAGTTCTGTTTCAGCATCTAAACCGTGGATAGCTTTTAAATCTTGAGCTAATTCCATAGTGTATTCAGCTTTAAGAGCTCTACTTCTAGCAGTTACTGTAGATTTCTCGATTGAGAAAGCCATTTCAGCAAACTGATTAGCAGTAGCATCACCTAATGCCTCAGCCGTAGCCGTAGTCATACCTTCAGATTTTTTATACGTCCCAGGGGATGCATCATTTAAAACTGATGGGTTTGTACCAGAGTGACCACCAGCAGTTTGACCTGCAGTTGAGTCAGCAGCAGCATTTCTTCCAGAGAAATCAGTATCTGCTTCATCGAACATAGCTTCTCCGCCAGTTTTAGAAGTGTATCTTGATCTCATTGCAAAGATAAGGCCTACTGGGCCTGTCATTGGTTGAACGCCAGCGATATCGTAAGCGATAAGGTTAGGCATTGCTCTTCTTACTAATGAAATTAAAATTGGATCCCAATTTGCAGTTCCACTAGTGTTGTTTGTAGGAGCAGATTCATTTAAGAAAGCTTGATCCTCTTTTTGTGCTCTTTCTTGGTTTTCCAAGATTGTAGCTGTAACGGCTCGTCTGTAAGAATCCGTGATCTTTGGAAGATCAGGGTGTTCTAGGACTGGCTGCCATTTTTTTTCGTAAGTTTCAGATAAATACATTATCGTTCTCTCCCCTATATTGTTATTTGTTAGACAATTTAATGTCTTTTGTTTTACTTATAGCGGCGGTATAAGCAGCCATGCTTTTATTTAGATCAACTGAATCAGTTAATCCATCGTTTACCGCTACATCATCTACTTCTTGTGTACTCACTTCTTTTTTAGCACCAAAATAGCTTTCTTTAATAGTAGCTACTTTAGTTTTAAAGTCTTCCTCATTTGTAAACTCAACTTCTTCAGCAAGTTTGTTAAATTTTTCTTTAGCAGTGTCAGCTAAATCAGAAGACGATTCATCAATGATGTCTTGTCTTACTAATACGCTTTTTGCTGAGTTTAATTCAACATTCTTTTCGATTTGTTCGTTAAGTTTCTTCTCAAGGTTTTCTATTTTAGAAGCTTGATCTTCAAGTACGTCATATTTTTCATCTGGAACATCAATGTAATGATCTTCAAATAATTTTTTAAGACCACCTATGAAATCCTCAGCTATTTCGCCCTTGATTCCTCTTTCAATCGCTAGTTTATTTTCTGCCATCCATTCTTCGATAACATAGTTCATGTATGAGTCAACTTTCTCAACTAGTTCGACTTTAGAAGCTTCTACTTCTTCTTTTAACTTTTCTTCATAAGACGCAGTCAATTTTTTCTTTGCTTCTTTAACATTTGCGTTAACAGCAGCTTCGAAAATTGTTGCAGCCTTAGTTTTAAACTCTTCAGATAAGTCTTCATCTTTAGTTAAAGCGGCGACATCAGCAGATACGTCAATAAAATCATCTTCTGATTCTTCTTTAACATCTTCTTTGTCGTCTTTTTTAGTAACATCTTTTCCAGATTTTTTTAATGCATCTAGAGCAGCTTGTGGCATTTCGCCTTCTTCAACTTCTGTTTTTTTCTTATCGTCTTTTGCTTCTGAATCGTCTTCCTCTTTCAATTTTGGCATTGCGTCAGCAGAACCAGCATGTGCTTGAGGAGCTTGTCCAGAAACAGTCTTAACTTTTTTTGTTGCGTCAGGGTTGCTGTCTGTCGGTTTAACAACAGGTGCTCCTAAATCTTCAGCATCATTTTTCAGATGTGTAGGTTCAGCAGGAACAGCGCCTCTTTTAGGAGCATCTGCAGATGGATTTGTTGCCTCAGCCACTACTTTTGCTTCTACCGCCTCAATATTTTTTGTTTCGGCCATTAGAAATCTCCTTTTGATTTATAAACGTTTATAAATTTCTCTTGTACAGATATTTATAAGATTAGAGTTTTTTAAGAAATGATTCAAAGATTTTTAGTTTAGTTTCTTCTAAACTTCTTTGTTTAGCAGCCCGTACTTGTTGTTTCCAAGCCTCTAAATCAACCTGTTTAAGTATACCATTATCCCAAGTCCACTCTCTACTCTCCATAATACCTTCAACAAAGGCGTCTGGCGCAGAGGGGTCAGCAACAATATCAGCTGCTGTGGCAAGATAAAAGTCATCTTTAACAAAGTTTATACCATTTCTATTAATAATCGAACCCATACCTCTACTAGAAACCCCTAGTTGAGCACCCTCGTCAATAAGACCTTTTACAATCTTACCATAAGGTGTGTCCATTATTTTCGCTTCACCAATAAAATTATCGCCATCAGGTGTTAATGATTTCACCATATGACAAACTCTCTCCAAGTTTACCGTTGGTCCATCAGGATGTCCTAACTCGCCAAAAGCTCTATTTTTATTGATAAATTCTTTTGTATATCTATTCACTTCTCTAACCAAGATTTCTCTAGGATAGACTCTTCCATTTTTATTTTTAATATTTGATTGTAAGAATACACCCTTAATCTTATACTCTTTTTTACCGTTTTTTTCCTCGATCAGGTATTCGGCATTTTGTACTTCTTCGGATATTAGTTTCATAAATTCTCTCTCTTTGTAATATTTATAATATTTTTTACCTAAACTCTACTATAATCGTATAATTATCACCATTTACAAAATTCTTTGTGGATAGTAAAATATCACCTGTTGGTGTTGTTGCGTTGTTTGGAATTTCGTTTCCTGATACTCTTAGGTCCCAATAACCTTGACCTGATAAAAGTAATGCAGTGGAATCAGTAGCACCGTCCCATAGTAGTTCTATACCAGACTTGTTATTGTTAGTATTAATTGAATACCAAATTTTAGATAATTTTCTAGTACCATCTTCAGTCATAAAGGTTGTTGCTGATGCATCAACTTTGTTAACTAAAGTTTCTCCAGTACCATCTGATAAGTTTGTAAGTTTAACTACATACTTAATACCAGAAGTATCTGTGATTGTTTGTGTTGTTACTGTATCAGCCATATTAACTTCT